AAGATGTAAACAGAGCGGCAGAAGGATTTTCACAAAGTTGGTATCCACACTTATACAGAGTCAAAATGAAACAAATTGTTGACTCACAAGAATTCAAAGAAATACTTGATTTACCAGCAGAAGAAGGAAGTACAAATACATTACGTGATGTACTTTCTACATACGAAAAAGAAATGCAAATTAATAATGCCGTTGTTGCTCAAGCAGAAGCAGACGCAGGTAAGTCAGGATACGAAACACAACAACTTTATACTTTACAAGTTGATAAGTCAGGTAAACCTGAGATGGTTACAACTGACATAAACACCTTAGATATTTCACAACAAAGTTTACTTGCAGATAGAGTTAACCAAACACCAGAAAGATCAGGTTATGATGGTTACTTGTTAGGTGATGGTATTGCACCAAATGGTGAAGCATTTGGTCATGGATCAAGTTTTCCACTTAACCAAATTAAAGGTGATTACTTTTTAAGAACAGACTTTATGCCAAATAGATTATTTAGGTTTGACGGACAACGTTGGACTAAGATGGAAGATAGTGTAAGAGTTAATATGTCTAACACTGATACTAAGAATACACAAAAAGGTACATTTATTAATAACACAACAACAAGCAACATTGGTGGAGAAACTGTCAAAGAAAGACAACCTGTCAGTAAAGCATTAAAGCCAAGGAGCGATAATTAATGAATAAAATTAGACATAACATGGCAGGATTTATATTTGCAATTTTAGGATTGTATTTTTTAGTGTTAGATGTAACTGCACATCATCATGGACACGGGGGCAACACATTACTTGGCGTTGGTGAAATGACATGGATGTGGTTCACAATGGCAGTTGTACATTTCTTTTTAAATGATTGTCAATGTAGTCAATGCAAAGGTAAAGAATAATGCAACATTTTTATGACGGACAGATAAGAAGATACATTACGCAGATTATTCGCTTAATGAGTAACTTCTCTTATGCTGACGGTAAAGGTGCGTTAGTACAAGTTCCTGTTATGTATGGTGACATTACTAGACAAGTAGGACATTTAATTAGAGATAATTCAGAAAATAAAATTCCAAGTGCTCCTCGTATAGGTATACACGTTACTGGTATGGAGATGGATAGAACAAGAACTGCTGACTCTACGTACACAGGTAAGATACATTTAAGAGAACGTGAATATGATAGTGCAGGTAAGGAATATTTAAACACACAAGGTAAGAATTATACAGTAGAACGTTTAATGCCTACACCTTATACTTTACAACTATCAGCAGACATTTGGTCAACAAACACAGAACAAAAATTACAAATTATGGAACAGATACTCATGCTGTTTAATCCAAGTTTAGAAATACAAACCACAGACAACTATGTGGACTGGACTTCTTTGTCAGTTGTTAATTTAGAAAACATTAACTTTAGTTCAAGAAGTATTCCTGTAGGAACTGAATCAGACATTGACGTTGCAACACTAGGATTTAGTACACCAATTTATATTAGTCCACCTGCTAAAGTTAAAAAGCTAGGTGTTATAACAAATGTTATAATGAGTATATTTGATGAAAGCAAAGGTACTATTGATCTAAGTAACAGTATGCCTGAACTACAAGCAAACGATGATAGTTATGCTAACACTACGAAAGGTTCTGATACTAGCACAGTAAGTAAACCTGGTATGGGTAAATCAAGCAAGTCTACTGCACACTTGGCAGTTTCAACTGCGTCTGGTTATGATGCAATAGTAATTAACAATGTTGTACAACTTGGTAAGAATGGTGTATCAGGTGACATACAATGGAGTACAGTATTAGATGCAGAACCAGGTATGTATAGAGCTTCATTAAGTAAAATTTATTTAGACAGAGAAGGATTTACTGCACCAGTGGTAGGAACTTTTGCTGTAAACAGCTTAGACGAAACACAAATTATAGTTAACTGGGACGAAGACACTATACCTACAAACACAGTTATAGTTGGTCCACAAACAACTAAAGGTACTATTGATTATATCATAGATCCTTTAAAAACTAATCCAACAAATATCAAAGGCGATGGTATTAGAGTACTGTTGTTAGGAGATGTAGGTTCTAAAGAAAATGCTGATGGACCAGATGCTTGGAAAGGTGCGGCTGGCGACCTAATAGCTAGTGAAAATGATATAATTGAGTGGGATGGAAACGATTGGAAAGTAGTTTTTGATGCTAGTGGTAATAGCGGACAAGATTCAACAGTACCAGAAGTTACATACACAACCAATTTAAATACAGGTGTCCAATACAAATGGGACGGAGCAGAATGGATGCTTACGTTCGAAGGCGAGTATCGAAAAGGAACCTGGCGCCTAGTACTCTAGCATAATTACTAGTATGAGCAAGATTATTTGTAGTGGTGCCCTCTTCTATACACTAGATACACAAAGATTTTTATTTCTGCATAGAACACAAAGCAGACAATCAGATGTTTGGGGTTTAGTAGGTGGAACTAATGAATCGGAAGAAATTCCGTATAAAGCATTACTGAGAGAAATAAAAGAAGAAGTAGGCGACACACCCGAAATAATCAAATCAATTCCATTAGAAACTTTTGTAAGTAACGATGAAAAATTTAATTTTCATACTTACCTTTGTGTTATAAAAGATGAATTTATTCCACAACTAAATGGCGAACATAATGGATATGCTTGGGTAAGTTTTGGTAACTGGCCAAAGCCATTACACCAAGGATTGCGTAATACATTACAAAGCAAATCAAACTTAACAAAATTACAAACAGTATTTCAACTAGTATCTTTAATGGAGAAGTAAATGATAAAAGTCTATGGCGATGTTATGCTTGACCGTTGGATAGTAGGAGAAGCAAACAGAATGTCACCAGAAGCACCTGTACCTGTACTGCTAGAAAATCATCAAGAATGGTCAATAGGTGGTGCTGGTAATTTAGCACTAAACATTCAAAGTCTAGGAACAGAAGTAACTTTAATAAGTGTTACGGGCAAAGACAAAGAAGGTTATAAACTATTAGAACTTTTACAAGACTCAGGAGTAGAATGTGCAGTAGGCGGCGACCTAGAAACAACAACTACAAAAACAAGATTAGTTGCAAAGGGTGGACAACATATTGTACGTTGGGATAGAGAAGTATTATATACAGGCGAACATTCAATAGATAGATTAGATTCACACATTAGAAAAGGTGACATAATTTGCATAAGCGATTATGCAAAAGGAACTGTAAGACGAGATACAGTTGCTAACTTACTAGAAAAAGAAGTAAAAATTTTAGTTGATCCTAAACAAGATGCAAACTTTTATTATGGAGCATATCTTGTAAAACCAAATATGCAAGAATACGAAGCATGGTTTGGCAAGTGGGATCAAAAAGAAGCTCTTAGACAAATGCAAAGATTCAATTGGACTTGGCTAGTTGTTACAGATGGTGCAAATGGTATGCACGTACTAAACATACTAGATGAGTACAAACATTTTAGTGAACCTGTAAAAGAAGTTGCAGACGTTACTGGTGCAGGAGATACCGTAATGGCAGTTATTGCCTATGGTATTGATAAAGGCATGGACATATTTGAAGCCTGTAAAATGGCTTGTTATGCCGCGGCTAGAATAGTAGAAAAACGTGGTGTTGCAATAATACAACAAGACGATTTGGAACGCAATATCGTATGGACTAATGGGGTGTTTGATATACTGCATACTGGCCATTTAAAGCTACTTAGACACGCACACACGCTTGGAAAACGCCTTGTGGTGGGCATTAATAGTGATTCCTCGGTAAAGCGTTTAAAAGGCGAATTAAGACCCATTAACGATCAAGAAACACGTAAAGAAGCACTACTTAATCTAGGCTTTGTAGACGATGTAGTTATATTTGAAGAAGATACACCATACGAAATAATCAAAGAAATACAACCAGACATTATTGTAAAAGGTGGTGATTATACTACCGAAACAGTTGTAGGAAATGACATTGCCAAAGTAGAAATTTTTCCAACTGTAGAAGGACATTCAACAACTAAAACTATTGAAAGAATGAAAGCATGAGAATATTAGTTACAGGACACAAAGGATTTATAGGAAAAAATTTATGTGCATACTTGCAACATAAAGGACATCAAGTTGAAGGCTTTGAATGGGAAATAAACAAGGTACCTGATCCTGCACCATATGATAGAGTAATACATTTAGGAGCAATTAGTTCAACTACAGAAAGAGATGTTGAAAAAATCCTAATGCAAAACTTAGAATTTAGTCAAAGGCTTTTACAATTATGTAATGACAATGGCACAACCTTTATGTATGCCTCAAGTGCAAGTGTATATGGTGATGTACAAGCATACAAAGATATAAGAGCTGTAAAAGAAACTGATCCTGTATATCCTATGAGCCCTTATGCTTGGAGCAAGTATCTATTTGATAAACTTGTAATGGAAATACCTGAATACATGATTAACGTGCAAGGATTTAGAATCTTTAATGCGTATGGTCAAGGAGAAGAACACAAAGGCGAACAACAAAGTGTCTTTGGCAAGTTTGATTTACAAGCTAAAAATTTAAGAAAGATTAAATTGTTTGAAGGTAGTGACGGCATACACAGAGATTTTATTTGGGTTGGCGATATATGTCAAATTATAGAAAAGTTTTTAGACGTAGATGAAACAGGAATTTGGAATTTAGGAACAGGTGTAGCACCTACATTTACTGACATAGCTAAAGGTTATGCAGAAATACATGGTGCAGAAATTGAGTATGTACCTATGCCTGCAAACTTAATTGGACAGTATCAGTTCTATACGTGTGCAGATACTACTAAACTAATTAATAGTATAGGAAACTACAAGTTTAAGACTATACAGGAGTATATAGATGCCAGCAAGACATAGTGGTAAGGTAGACAAAGGTTGGGGATACGAATTAATTTGGGCAACCAACGATTTATACTGCGGAAAAATTATGGTATTTGAAAAGGCAGGCTCCAAAATGTCTATGCACTTTCATAAAGAAAAAGACGAAAGCTGGTTTGTAAATCAAGGTAGTTTTAAATTAAGATATATTGATACCCAAACTGCTACACCTATGGAAGTTGTTATTAAAGCAGGAGATACTTGGAGAAATCCTCCACTGATGCCACATCAACTTGAAGCAATTGAGCCTGGTAGTTCAATTACTGAAGTTAGTACTCCAGATTCAATTGAAGATAATTATAGGCTTGCTCCGGGTGATAGTCAAAAGGATCAAGTAGATGCTAGTACACAAGAAACAGCTCAACCACAACAAGGATAGTTTTGTCCACCAATCAAGGTTCTTAGCAAACCAAATTGCTAACGAGATTGCTATACCTAATGGATTAGCAAACACACCACACCCTAGCTTATGTACTGCTTGTAGTCCGCATTATAATTTGTTTACAAGTACTATGCCAGAAATATATTATTTGTATAAAGACATACAAGAATTTTTTAAAACAGAAATACGTACAAATACTAATCAAGGTTATTGGATAGTAGGTTGGTTAAATTATTGGCCTAACAAAGGTGAAACATTAGACTGGCATGGACACGACTATGGTGGCGGTACTAATTGCTTTCATGGTATATATGGTGTGAACTGTGAACCAAGTTATGCAGAATACAGAGAAATAGGTTCAGAGGATATACAAAAAGTTGAGAATAAAAATGGTCAATTATTAATTACAAGCTCAACTAATATGGAACATAGAATAAGTGATTGGAACGAAGAAGAGCCACGCATAACTATCGCATTTAACATTCAACCTATTGATACTATGCTACAACATATCCAGACACCTAAAGTTAATCCGGCAAATAAGGTCGGTTTACAATTACATCAAGACAATTTAAGAATGAATCAACCTGGTAGTTTTATGCCAGGCGGTAATCCATTAAACTATTACGTGCCACTATAATGAAATACGAAAACATATTCCCAACTGGTATACTTGTACATGATGTTCCTGTATGGGTAGCTAATCAAGTAGAAAAACTTGTAGAAGAACGTGTGGACAAATTACAAAGACCAGATGACAATGCTCCTCACGCCACGGATTATTTTGAAAAAGAAAAAGTTATAGATCTAAAATATGACACACCTGAGCTAAAATCAGAAATAGATATGTGTGTTAGAGATTATCAAAACAAAAATGCAATGAACAGAATACAAGAAGGTTATACATATAACTGGTGGACACAAGATTACAAGGAAGGTGATATTCATAATGAACATCATCATAACGTAGGACAAATCAGTGGTGTATATTATGTACGTGCTAATGAAAGTGCAGGAGGAATAATGTTTAGAAATCCAAATCCTTTTGTTGAATACGGACATACAATGAGAGAAGCGTCACCTTACTCTTGGCAAGAATATGTATATCAACCTGTCAAAGGAAGAATATTAATGTTTCCTAGTTACTTGAAACATACAGTTTTACCTAGTGGAAAAGATTGTATTAGAACTGTTATTGCTTTCAACGTAAAATAATTACGCCTGAGCTTCACCCCAACGTATAATAATATTCGCATTGGTATCTGCACCAGCCGCCTTATAAACGTTAATTGCTAAAACGTCAGGTCCATTCGGGAACGTACCTCTACCACCTAGTGTAGTATTAGTTAATTCTTTCAATGTA